CTATTACAGGGAGAACTGGTCTAAAAGACCTCAGACACATCTTTCAATGTGCTGCCATTAGTGGTCAGAAAGTGGACCGCGATCGGTAATCTAATCAATGATTACTGGTTTCGTTGCTATGAACTAACATAGGGACGACACTACCAATAAGTATATGATAAGCCTGATTGAGACATATGTATTAATATCGAAAGCGAACATAAGTTCGGATCCGTTTAATATCGTACAGGTGCGTTCTAAGCTTCCTAGTGAAGTACAAGATCACATGGATAAATTTGATTTATTTATCCTGCGCCTAGTGCTAGTCAATATGGATTGCTCTGACGTGACGCTGTCTTTGACAAATAATAATGAAATTATTTTCAAAATATGCTCTAACAACAATATAATTTCCCAAGAGAGAAAACTCTTAGGCAATATTGTTAAAAGTATAAAGAATCTAAAACATAATTGTTTGGAAATTCCTACTCCCCTTTTCCAGGGGGTTTCGGTAAAGGTTTACTTCAGCCTTGATAAGACTGATAAAGACCCAAAGAAAGTGATGGAAGGTTTAATCAACCTACAAAAGAAGAAAGTTTCTAAAAAGAAACAAAAATCTTCATCCACTCCTTTAGATGCAAGTAGTCATGAAAAATCAAGAGACAAAGCTTAAAAGACTCCATCAGGGTAAACCCTTTTGGTTTTGAAAGTTTGTCTTTAGATTTGCAAGTTGGTTCCTTTCCTGGTCTGTAAAGACCCAGTCAGAAAAACAACTTGCATGACGAATGCTTGAACTCCTTCGTAAGGTCGCTATAAATAGAGGCCCAAAGGAGGTGATCAAATTATCGAAAGATGGCAGAAACCAATTCTATACTCTTATGAGTAATTGAGATGGTACGTCTGGACACCTAAATGGATTTACTGGGGCCTGATCATTCCTAAATAATAAAATAGAATGTGCGAATCCTGCTTTCATTAAAGCAGCACTAACCATACTTAATATTACAAAGGCGATCAGGTTGGAACCTGAAATTAACTTAGAAAATATTCTGGGTCCCTATAAAGGGTACATCTCAGAAGAACTTTTGAGTTATATTCCAGATTTCTGAAAAGCCTTGGGTTACCCCTTGGCTCCCAAAGATAAATCTAGACACCAAATTTGATTTAAGCAGTTTTCCTTTTCTAGTAAGAGAGGTCCTAATGGCCATGCTTTTCATATGCTACCAGTTGACTTTGTCAGTCTGGATGATATGCAAAAGAGGGCTATTGGGATCGTGGGGGGGCCTAAGATGGAAGCTATAATAAAAAATTGACAAGTTTTCATGTCTCACTTCAATACTCGCAAAGGTTACACTCGTAAGATTGTAGCTATTGCAGATAAAGAAGGAAAGACAAGAGAAATTGCGATTTTAGATTATTTCAGCCAACAGGCGCTTAGGGGACTCCATGACTGAATTTTTAAACTTCTCAGAAGTATTCGTCAGGACTGTACCTTCTCCCAGACCTCTTACAAAGATAAAATTTCACGAAATATTTGTGAATTTAATTCGATAGACTTAAAGGCCGCTACTGATCGTTTTCCGATAGAACTAATATATAAAGTATTAGAACATCGGATGGGTTATGAGTATGCTAGCAGTTGGAAATACCTGATGGTAGGAGTCCCATTCTGGGTGCCCTGCAGAAAGACACAAGTGTCTTACGCTGCTGGAAACCCAATGGGAGCTTATTCATCATGGTCGTCCTTTGCTTTAACTCATCATTACCTACTATACGTGGTCTGTAGACGATTAAATCTAGGTTGGAGGGATGCAGATTATGTTTTACTCGGTGATGATATAGTTATAAATAACAATAAAATCGCTGAAGAGTATAAAAAGATCCTTCTTGAACTTGGGGTTGAGATATCCGTTGGCAAAACACATAAAAGTCAATACTTTTATGAATTTGCTAAGCGGGTACACTTTAACCACAACGACATAACTCCTTTTCCTTTCAATGCTCTATGGGAAAACCGAAAAAGACCAATGGGTCTAATTGCGGATCTTATAGATATTGATAATAAAGGATGAAACCTACCTAAACGCCTTGGAAACATGATTTATGATTTCTGAGGTTATCAAGGTTTTAATAGCTCCTTCAGGAATAAATTCTCGAAAGAGATTAACAATATAGTGCTATTAACAAGCTTTTTAAGAAAAGCCCCCGTCTCTCCTATTACAGTCTTTAGAGACTGTATGGAAGAAGTGGGTTTAAACTTAAACGGCCTCGACACTAGTGTCGTAATGCACTTCTTGCATAACCTGATGAACGTGTCTACACAATCGTTGTTTTCTAGTAAAATTACTGAGAATAACACGGTTTTGACTAATCCACAGCTTAACTTTATAGCTTGAGCTGAGGAGAAACATTTTAGTAGTACCCTGCGCTTAGAAGAGCTCAGTGATCTTCAGTACGAATCACTTCCATGATCTATGATAAATCGTAGAGTCAAAGAAGATTTGTTGAAGATCGATAACCTCGCTTATGACATGAATGTCATGAGCGGTGAATGAGATTTCCTTTTAAGGTGTATGACTACCCCTTTAGATGCCTCCGGATTCTTTACAAGAACCCGGGAAGTCAGAATAGCTGCAATTTCAAATCTTCTAAAAGAGATGAAAAACATGCTATATATCGTTAAGGAAAGCTATGGGCTGGAGGATTTTCCTCCCGCAGAAGAAATCAGATCGTGAAAGGCCAAAGAACGTTATCTACATTCTGATAAACCGCATGATAAATCATTGCATTTATTTTTTTTGACACAGTAAGTGGTAAAACCTCTTATCTGACGGATATCGAAATTCTGTGATTAATCACAGAGGGGTGATATCCGAGTACTTCTCGAAGCCCACAAGTGGGCTAAGAG